TCTAGTCGCATTCGGAGTAGCGGCGGGCGCTTGGCGTATGTACCGGGGGTTTCCGCTGCATAACTTCTAACCCATAGGGCAATCAATTCCCCGCTAATAGAGGGGTTCACAAACCTAAAATGAATCTTGCAAAAACCATTATTATAAATTCGGGTTACGAAATTGGGCACGAATTGGAATAATGACCTTAATGCAGGTAGTTTCTATTGGAATGTGAACAATACCCCTTCTAATCGCAATCGGAATATCAGCAGGCGCTTAGCAAATGCACGATGATTCAGGGAACCCCAAACACGGGGTTCCCGTTTCATATACCTTGTGAAATTGATTGCCATGCCTCTTGGCAAAACATAAAAATTCAGAAACATCGGATTAGTAATTGCCCCGGATCGGGGTTGATGAAAGTTCGGTTTTTCGTGCATACGAAGGTACGGTTTATGAAATTACACGGAAACTTGTTTCAGAAAATCGTTACCAAAGATAACATCTTGACGGCACACCAACACGCCAAGAAAGGCAAAGGGTGGTATATTCAGGTTAAAACAGTTGAACAGGATATTGAAAGCGGCGGGGATATGCTTGAAGAATTACGGCAATCCCTGATCCAACATACCTTTCATACTTCCAAATACACCATGACCCAAAGGAAAGAGGGCAACAAAATCCGGGATTTATACAAGTTGCCTTATTACCCTGACAGAATCGCACAATGGGCGGTGATTCAGGTGATAGAACCCATCATAATCCATCACCTGATTTCTGATACCTATTCAGCGATTCCGAACAGAGGGATTCACCTTGGGCTTGGAAAGGTTCAAAGGGCAATGCGGGAAGATATACCCGGTTGCCAATACTGTTTGAAGCTGGATGCAAAGCACTTCTATCAATCCATCAACCATGAAATCTTGAAGGATAAGTTCAGGCGATTGTTCAAAGACCCTGATTTGCTTTGGTTCATTGATGAAGTGATTGATTCGATTGAAACCGCAACCCCTGAAGATCGGGAAAGGCTGAAGAACCTGAAACCCTTGGATGAAGAAACCTTAACCCGATATATCAGAGGGCGAACGGAAACCCCTGAAGAAAGAAAAATCCGCTATGAACAATCAGGAATAGGGCTTCCCATCGGCAACTATTTCAGTCAATACGGCGGGAACTATTACTTCAGCGAATTTGACCATTACATGAAAGAGGTTTTGCGTGTAAAGCATTACTTCAGATACATGGATGATATTGTCATTTTCGGGGAATCCAAGGAATACTTACATTGGCTTTGCGGGGAAATTGATACATACTTCCAAACAAAGATGCGGATAACCTTGAAAAATAATTATCAAATCTTCCCAACTTATGTTAGGGGCGTTGATTATTTGGGGTATAGATCATTCCTGAACTTTACCCTTTTAAGGAAATCCACTTGCCTTTCATATAAACGGAAAATGAGAGCCATGAAGAAGAAATTGGATAACGGGATTGAACTTTCCTATTCTGATTATTGTGCTTTCAATTCCTATGCGGGTTGGCTAAAGCCCTGCAATCATTACCGACTTTATCACAAGTACGGCAAACCGCTTGAAATGGCGGTTCATGCTTACTATATAACCCATATCCAATCAAAGAAAGGACTGATTAACCATGATGAATCACGGCAAGGTTCGGAGCATGGAAGCGCCTGAAGCGGTTGTGGTGGATGAATACAGCGTTTGGGTTGCGGCGAATGTTCAGGAAGTGGAAATTGCTGATGAACAGGGAACCCGAACGGAATATGAATTTGACCTGACCCAATACACCAAGGATGAATATATCCATCTGATGATTGATTCAAATGCCAACTTGGAAACCGAATTGAACAATACACAGCTTGCCCTTTGTGATGTGTATGAAATGATTATGGGTGGTGAATGATGATGGCTAAGATTTATGCGAACCTGATTAGGAAGGGCTTGAAAACCATTGACGATGTTCCTCCGGCGCTGCGTGATGAAGTGCAACGGATTTTGGACGAAGATTCTTGATTGGGTGCTTTGCCTGATCTTCAGAAAGGGGGTGAAAGATGTGGCTGTGATTTATGCAACCCTGATTGTGAAGGGGCTGAAGAAGTTTTCCGAGGTTCCCGCTTCCCTGAAGGAAAAGGTTAAGGAAATCCTGATTGCGCTGGAACTGCCTGAACTGGCTGAATAAGCGCCCCGCACAATGGGCGGGTATTTCCTTGACTGATACCTAAAAAGCCTTATATGGGCGATATATGCGCCCCTATAAGGCTTTATTTTGCAAAGGGGGAACCAACCAATGGACTTTGTTGAATTTATGCGGCTGAATTGGGGTTGGATAGCTTCTTTTCTTGGAATCCTGATCCCGGTGTTCACTTACCTTTGGAAGCGCATGAAAGCGCTTGAACGGGGGATTCAAGCCCTGTTACGCGCCCAAATGATAAGTGATTGGAACAGATATTCAGAAAAGGGCTATGCGCCAATTTACGCCAAGGAAAACTTTGAAAACTGCTGGATGCAATATGAAGCACTTGGAAAAAACGGGGTAATGTCTGGAATCCACAAAGATTTTATGGCATTGCCCGATAAACCGAAGGGGGATTGAAAATGAATATCAACTGGATTGTTAGGATCAAGAATAAGGCTTTTTGGATTACCTTTATCCCGCTGATTCTGCTGCTGATTCAGACCGTGGCGGCTGTGTTCGGCTTTACGCTGAATTTTGGTGATCTTGGAAACAAGCTGCTTGCGGTGGTTGATGTTGTGTTTGCCCTGCTTGCGCTGCTGGGCATTGTCAACGATCCCACAACCGAATCCCTATCTGATTCTAACCTTGCCCTTTCTTATACTGAACCCAAGAAAAAGGGGGCTTGAACCATGTTCACGGCTTCACAGTTGGTTGCTTTCGTGATTTCCATGCTTGGGATGCCCTATTGGTATGGAACTTGCGTTTACATCTGTTCAACTTCCCTGTTGAATAGCAAATCCAAGCAATACGGAACCCCGAAATATTCCCATTATGTTGAATCCCGAATGGCGCGATATAAGAAGGATATTGAGAACAAAAGGGTTTGCATGGATTGCGTTGGCATGATTAAGGGCTTCTTTTGGACTAACGGCGGTGAAGGTGTGCTTGATTATATCAAGGGCGGCGCTAAGTTCACCAACAAATATGCTTCCAACGGTTGCCCTGATAAGAGCGCAAACGGGATGTTGGAATGGTGCAAAAAGCAGGGTTGCAAGCATGGGAAAATTGCAACGCTTCCCGATGTTCCCGGAATCCTGCTGTTTAGTTCCGGGCATGTTGGCGTTTACATTGGCGGTGGCTATGCCGTGGAAGCGCGTGGTTTTGCCTATGGTGTGGTGAAAACCAAGGTGAAAGATCGGAGTTGGACAGAATGGGCTTATATGCCTGAATCGCTGCTGAAGTATGATGGCAGCGCGGCAACCGTTACCACTGATCCTGAACCCGAACAGCCTACAACCACAACTTCAACCCTGTTGGGCAAGCGAATCCTGAAGCGTAAATCCCCGATGATGACGGGGGCAGATGTGAAGGAAATGCAAACCCGCCTGAATAAGCTGGGCTATTCTTGCGGAACCGCTGATGGCGAATTTGGCAAGAATACCGAAAAGGGCGTTAAGGCATTTCAGAAAGTGGCAAAGATTGAGGTTGACGGAGAATTTTATACCGAATCCCTGAAAGCCCTTGTGAAGATGGAAGGCGGCAGCGCAACCGTAACGGCAACCGTTTCCGGGTTCATTCCTGATGTTTCAGAGAATCAGGAAAAGGTTGATTTTGATAAGTTTGTCGCCGGGTGTGATTTTGCTATCTTCCGGGCAAGGGTGAATGGCAGGGATGATGTAAAATTCAAGGCTTGGGCAAATGAATTGGTTGCGCGGGATTTTCCCTTTGCCGTTTACGATTATGTTACCTTGAAATCTAAGGAAGATGCGATTAAACAGGCGGATGCTATGTTTGCGCTTTGTCACCCGTTCAACCCGCGCATTTATTACCTTGACACGGAAGAACTTGCGCCGGGTGTGAACTATTCCACGGAAAAGGAATATCTGAAGATTTATGTTCAGCGCTTGCGTGATTGGGGTGTTCAGGTGATCGGGCAATATGCCAATGATTCAACTTGGAAATCTCAATACAAGGATATTGAATCCATCTTTGATACCATTTGGATTGCCCATTGGGGGCAGAATGACGGAAACTATAATGGTCAAAAGCTGGGTTCCGCTGCATACACCAATAAGATTGCCCTTCACCAATACACTTCCTATGGTTATACCAAGGTTCCCGGTGCGCCGGGGATCAACCATAGGATTGACCTTAACCGCCTGACCGGGGTGAAACCCCTTTCATGGTTTACCGGGCGGGAAGGCTGATACTAACAAGTTACTAACCTATGGGTTCTAACCGTGTTTTCTGATGGTCTATGAGTTCAACATCCCTTGAAAATACGGCATTTTGAATAGTTGTAGATTGAACAAAATCATGGTATAATGAACCACTGACAAGCGGGAAGCCCTGTTTTTATGGGCTTCCCGCGCTTTTTTGTTACTAACCTGTTATTAGTTCAATCGCCTGTTTCAATTCGGCAATGCTTTTATGAGTATAGACCCTTTCCCCAACATCCTTGCTTTTATGCCCCAAGATCATATCAATACACTTCTTATTTGCCCCGGCAGAATCAAGGCGGGTGCGCAAGGTGTGGCGGCACTCATGGGGGCAATGGTCGAATCCAAGCTGTTCCATAATGCTGTTGAAGTGTGGCCTATATTGCCCATCTGACATTTTCTTACCCTGTTCATTGGTTATCAGGTATTCGGTTCCCCGCTTCATCCATCGTTCAACAAAGGGTTGAATCAGGTGATGAATTGGAACAATCCGCCCTTTGCCGTTGCGGGTTTTGATTCCGCCCTTCATTGTGCCTTGCTGCAAATCAACATCTTCCGCCTTCAGGGTTAGAAGTTCGGTGATCCGCCAACCGCTGTATAAGAGGATTAGAACAGTATCAACCCATTCCTGATCCTGAATCTTCCAAATGGCCTTGATTTCATCATCTGTGAAAGGCTGCTTGGAAGTTTCCGGGATTGGTTCAGCGGTTATTAATGGAGAATACATTTTCTGTATTACATCCAATTCCATTGCGAACTTATCAAGATGCCCAAACAGATTCTTGATTGCCCATTGGGTGGAATACCCGCAACCGCATTGGTCAATACAATCTTGCATATGGAAGGATCGGAGTTCCTTATATCTCATTTCCTGAATTGCTGAACAATGCTTGAAAGCTGACTTCAAAGAACCTTGCGAGGATGCGCCCAACTTGGGCAATTTCTTTTCCGCCCATTTTTCATATAGTTCCTTCAGGGTGATCTTGGAAGCCTGAATATCAAAGGGGTTACGGTTGTATTCCGCCAAGGCCAACATTCCTTCTTCCCTTGTGGAGAAATAACCAATGGTTTCATAGATCGGATAACCCCTATCATCCCAACCCTTTGTTTTGCGAACAACAAAGGGCTTGCGGCGATTTCCTGACAACTTGGCAACTGTTCCATAACCATTAGGGTTCTTCATGGTTGCAACTTCCTTCCTGTTACGGTTTGTTACGGTTGGTGTTACGCTTCAACCGTAACGCTGAAACCCCTTGAAAAATCGGGGCTTTGCTGCTGTGTGTTACGGTGTTACGGTTGAAATCAATTTCTTAGAAGATTAGATTTCAACATGGGTGTTATGCCCTATAAAATAAAGAATAAGGAATAACCGTAACAGCGTAACAACCGAAACAGGCCGTTGCTAAATGGCTAAAAATGTGGTAGAATAGCAATGGACAACGCCTGTTCCTTTCAATGTTTGGGGGCTGGATTGTCTTTCCCGCGCCGGGGGTGGTAGCTTGGCGCGGGGCTTTTTTTTATTTGCCCTTTCCCTGTTCAACTTCCTGAACTGTTTTCTGATCCGCTGTGATTTGAATATCCTTCATCTGTTCCCAAGCCTTTTCAGCGGCGGTTTGCTGCTTACATCCCGCAAGGGATAGGATAAGCGCAAGAATCAGAGCAATAAACAACAGCTTCTTCATAGAATCACCTTCCCAACTGGCTTGAAGCCTTCCAAGTCTGATCCACGGATTGAACCATATTCGGGATTGTCTGATTCCAAGGCCACAACGCGCCCTAAATCATCCAGCCTTAGACGCTTGCAAACCGCTGAATCATTGAGCATGAAAACGCCAACTTCCCCGTTATGAAGTTCAACAGTCTTTTCAACCCACACAATAGAACCATCTTCAATAGTTGGTTGCATGGATTCACCTGAAATCCTAACCCCGAAATCTGTTCCTTCAGGAATTTCCGAAACCGGGAAATCAAGGTATTCAAATTCTGATTCAGCGTAAAGCGGTAATCCAGCGGCGGCGGGAGAATCAAACACGGGGATTGAACGCATTGGAACAACCGGGTTCTTTTGAAACCGGGGAACTTCCGCAAGCTGTTCAATCAAGTTCAATACTTCCCTTTGTCCCGCTTCATTCAACCCGTGGAACACCTGAATCATGTTCCCGGCATTATCCCCGAATACCCTTTGAATCTGAAGGGTGATTTCCGGGATGCTGAATAAAGTTCCCTGATCCAAGGGTTCATCATCCAACAATTCTGAAGGGTTTACCCCGAAGATTTGTGCAAAGGCATAAATCTTGGATTGTGGAAGTTCATTGATCCCCATTTCAATCTTGTTAATGCTGGATCGGGACTTATAACCCATCTTCATTGCAAGCTGTTCTTGTGACCATCTGCGTTCTTCCCTTAGTTGTCTGATCTTCTGACCTATCATTAGTTTTCGCCCCCTTTCTTGGCTGTTAGTAACAGTATACCATTAAATTGATTCACAATCAACAAAAACAAAGAAATTTTCAAAAAAGTGTTGACTTACCATCCACATTCTGTTATAATGCTTGTAGATGGTGAATCTACCACATGAAACCATCTTGAACCCGGTGAATCTACCAACGCCGGGGATCAGCCCCCAAACATTGAAAGGACGGTTGATAGCATGACAATCAAGACTTTGCAGGATCGAATTGAACGGGCGGAAGATCGGATTACCAAGAAGCGGAACACGATTGAGAAGAAGCGCGGTTGGATTGAGAAAAAGCGCAAAGCCATTGAAACCGGGAAGCTGACCGGGCAGGAAGCCGAATGGACGAAATCAGATATTGAATATTATGAAGATGATATTCAGAGGTTGGAGAAAGAGATTTCCGAAACCGAAAAGATGATTTCTAAGTATAAAGATCAGCTTGCAGGGATTGAGGATAGAGAACGGATTTTCCTTTCTGAAGTTCCTGAAGATTTCAAGCGGATTCAGGAAGAACTGATTTCCCGTTGGGATGCTTACGATATGGAATATCGGGATTTGCTGCATAAGGAATATCACAGGATGGTTTATCGGGATTTCTATACGAAGTATGGATATAACGCAATCGCATTTTCCCGGAAAACTGATAAGGAAATCCATGAAGCCAATGTGAAGGATTCCAAGGGATATGTGATTGGGCTTTACTTCAGGATCAGGGATATAACCGGGAAGGTTACTGATTGGCATGATGTGAGATTCAACGGGGTTGCCCTAAACGGAATCATTATTGGTGAAGCTGGAAGGGTAAAGGTGGAAACCATTGAAGCGGGTGGTTACAACATCCAGCGGTTGCACGTTAGAACATTGGTTCACAGCATATGAAAGGGGGCGCGGTTGATGAACACCAAAGATAAGCTGAACCTGATGAAACAGGTTGAACAGGCCAATGAACGGAGAATCAAAGAGTTCACCTATCACGATAAGAAGCATTGGAAGATTGATTATGCAACCCTGAAGGATGGGGTTCAGGAAGAAGATTCCTTCATCATCGTTGCCCTTTCCATCAATGAAGCCTTGGAAACCGCCCAAGCCCTGTTGATTCGGGTGTTTGAAGGTTACGGATGGAATGATGTGATGATTTGGAACATCGGGATCATGGAAGATAAGCTATTCTGATCAATGGGGCGCAAGCCCCAACCCCCGCTTGAACCGCTTGCCTTGACGCTGGCGCGGGGGCTTTCCCGGAAGGGAATCTAAAAGCGGCGCGAACCTTGAAAACTGAACACCAATCTTCAAAGCTATGGCAAGGGTAAAACTGAAAGCATACGCGAATACGCAGGGCGCGGGAATCGCGTTAGTTAATGAATTTGCATTGGGTATGTATCAGAGAATAGAGCGCCAAAGCCTGAACCCGGAAGGGTGCGGATATGTGAGAATTTGAAGGTTGACATTCAAGAAAACGAAAACAATAGAAAGGGGGCTGCTGTATGCCCAACGTGAAAAGCCTTGGAACGGTGATAGCGAAGTTAGAAGAACTGTTCCAACTGTTCAATAACCGCTTCTATTCCGGGAAGCTGGATCAACCTGTTATAACCGTTTCCCCTGATACCACTTCCGGGGCTTACGGATGGTGTACCGGGTGGAAGGCATGGAAATCCGATTCTGAATCCGAGGATGAAGGATACTATGAAATCAACATCTGTGCTGAATACCTGAAGCGCCCCTTCCCTGAAATCTGTGAAACCCTGCTGCATGAAATGGTACATCTTCATAATCTTTATGAGGGTATGAAAGATACAAGCAGGGGCGGAACCTATCATAACAAGCTATATAAGGCCGCTGCTGAAGAACATGGGCTGAAGGTTGACAAGGATTCAAAGTATGGATGGACGTTGACAAGCCTGAATGATGAAGCGGCTATATATATTGCAAGCCTGAATCAGAACACCTTTGATTTCCAAAGAAGCAAGATTCCCGCCTTTATGAAGAAAGGCAGCGGGAAAGGTTCTTCTTCCCGAAAATATGTTTGCCCCCTTTGCGGGTGCATTATCCGGGCAACAAAGGAAGTCAATGTTGTTTGTGGTGATTGTGATGTACTCTTTGAACTGGATGAAGGATAGAAAGAAGGTGAATATATGACCAATACCCCAAAGCTAAAAGCAATCATGGTTGAGAAAGGCTATACCCAAGCTGATCTTGCCAAGCTATTGAACATTAGTGAACAAACCATGAACTATAAGATCAACAATCGGCGGGAATTTAAGGCAAGTGAAATTCAGATGTTGATTAAGATTCTTGAAATTCCTTCCGAACAGGTTGATGGGATTTTTTTTGTCCATGATGTAGATTGACAATCTACAATGAATAAATGCGAGGTAGATTCAAAATGAAAAAGCTGCATTACGCTTGGATTGAACAGGTGCTTTCCTTTGATTCGGAAGTGGAAAGGGCTGAATACATCGAAAAGCAAAAGGCGCTTTCCGAACGGAAGAAGCAAGCCCCGGTTCATGTGGTTTCCCTTGGCTATGATGGCGAACGCGCAACCTTGCGGATTCGCAAGCCTTACAATTCCAACCCCATGCTGAACATTTGAAAGGAAGGTGCAATCAATGAGTTTTTCCGATAACCTGAAAGCTGCTATGGAAGAACGGCAAGTAACCCAAACACAGCTTGCCGGGATGGTTGGCATTTCCAAATCCTCTATCAGTCAATACCTATCCGGGAAGCATGAACCGATTAACACGGTTGCTAAGCGGATTGCGGATGCCCTTGAAACTTCCGTTGATTACCTGATGGGCAAGGGGAATGTTTCAATGGATGTTGATTCCAAGGGAACAGCGCTGAAGAATGTTCCCGTTGAACAGGCTGCGCGGTTGCTGGGCAAGTCGAAACAGTTTGTTCGGGTTGCCCTTCAGCGGGGGGTTGCCCCGTTCGGCTTTGCCGTGATGGGATCGGGGGAAAAGTGGAGTTATCACATTAGCCCCCGGAAGCTGACTGAATACATTGGCGCATTGAACTAAGAAAGGAAGGTTGAACATGGAAAACAACTTCAAAATCCGCAAGGTTAGGAAATCCCGTGAACAGATTGAAGCGGAAAAGAACGCTTCCAAGGTTGCTGCTGAAACCCCTGAAACTTGTGAAGCAAGGCGGTTGGATCAGCTTTTACATGAACTTCTTTTTATGAATGATCTTGGGGTTTTCAAAATGTTCTATACCCCGGTTCGGATTCTGAAGAATGGTGAAGCAACCGTTGTGTTTTGGGTGGATGGAACCAAGACCGTTGTGAAACCCGCTGATGGAATCGCCCCCAACGATTATGAAGCCTTTACCGCTGCGCTTGCAAAGAAAATCTTTGGTAACAATTCCGCGCTGAAGAAAGTGATTCAGCGGACAACGGTTATTCAGGAACCCAAGCGCAAGAAAAAGAAGGCTGATCCAGTGGAAGCTGAACCGATGATCCTTGAAGGGATGGAAGAACCCAATGAAGCGGATTGGGATTGAATTGTGGATCATAGATCATTCCCCGCAAATGGGGATTGCAAAAGCACGATGGAAGGCCAAGGGGCATTTTCGGAAGATGCCCCTTAGAACAATATTCAGAATGAGAGGTAAACACCATGAAGAAGTTTGAGTTCACAGGGGAAACTAAAACCCTGTTTGGTATGACCCTGAAGCGAATCTGCGCCCTTGTGAGAATTGAACTTGGGTGGACGGTGATTAACCCCGGTGATCTTGGCGGTTGGCTTGAAAAGGAATCCAACCTTTCCCATGAAGGAAAGGCTTGGGTTTGGGGCAATGCCGAGGTTTGCGGTGATGCCAAGGTTTGGGGCAATGCCAAGGTTTGCGGTGATGCCGAGGTTTGGGGCAATGCCGAGGTTTGCGGTGATGCCAAGGTTTGGGGCAATGCCAAGGTTTGCGGTGATGCCAAGGTTTGCGGTGATGCCGAGGTTTGGGGCAATGCCGAG